AGCCTCCAACATATCAGGCGAAGAAAAGCGCAAGCAGCTCGACGACCTGCGCAAGCTCAAGATAGCAATCGCCAAAGAGATCAGGGACGTGGCAGATAAAACCATACGCCTATCTTTTTCTCTTTGATGCCGACCAACGCCTTGGCGTTGATGCGGTGGGGGAGCGCAGCGATCAAGCCGCGCTCCCTTATTTTCTCCACGTCCAGCCCCGGAACGAAGAACCCCTCACCCGGCTTTAACTTCGTCCACGGATAGCGTATTTCCATCGAACAGTTCTTCCCGTACGCTGATGTGCAGCGTGTTGACGTTCATGATCGGTCCATTGGTGCGGGCCAGCATGTTCTTCTTGACGAACGCCACACGGTACAGCTTCTCGATCTGGGCCTTGAACTCATCGTAGCCAAAGCTCATTGAGACGCAGTGCCTGCGCAGAAGCTGCTCTTCCAAGAAGATTTCCCGGAACCCGGGCTGCAGCGTTTCGTGCTCGACACGCCCCAACACCTTTGAGCGGGTGATGGATTTGTCCACGGCACCATCGTCCCCCCACGCGGCAAGGAGTTTGTTCTCGACCTTCTTGATGACGACGAACTGGCCGTAGTACTCGCCCACGTACGCGTTGAGCACATCTTCTGCCGTGCGCACACTTTGCCGCATGACTTGCCGAGCACGGTTCACCAGAGCCAGCAGCGCGTTCATGATGCGGCGGATCGGTACGTCAATGATGTTTGCGTAATCCTTGCGCAGCAATATCGCCGCAGCCACAGCAACCGTACAGCCCGCGTGCCAGTAGCGCTCATCGTCCGAGAACTTAAAGTCTCGTTTGAGCATCTCGCCCACTTCTTTTACAACATGTTCTATGGTCTCGCGGTTCTGCACCATCCACCGCACCCATGCTTCACCGGCCACGCCATAGTTGCGTTTGAGTTCGAGCAGCCACATGCGCTCCTCAGCCGTGAACACCAGCTTGACGTGCGGGCTCCACTCCAGCATCCTGAGCAACTCACCATTTGATGAGTGTTTCCTTGCCCCGGCCATGTAGTCCGTGATCTTGTCGTTGCCAGTCATGGTGCAGGTGGACTGCCATGTGCTGTTGTTCACGCGCTCTTTGTTGGAGCCGGACTCCATGCGCTCCTTGCCCTGACCCTCAGCGTAGTCGAAGATGAAGGAAGGCGCCCACTCCATGTTCTCTCGGTGCTTGGATGTGACCTCGTCGATCAGCAGCGGCAAGCTGTTGAGCAGACCGGCCCTTTGCTGCATTGCAACAGGAGAGGTGCCCTTGCCGGTGCGGTAGCGTAGCGGGTGCCCCCAGACGCCAGCCTTGGCCGACAGAACCAGTGACTTGCCGGTGCCTGACCACTGTGAGCCAACGTGCCAGACGAAGCCCTCGAACTCAGTGAAGCGCATGAGTGGGGAGCCGAAGCCCTCAATCACATACGCCAGCGCCGTGTCCATGTCCTTCTTGTTGATGAAGATCGTCTCCAACATCTTGCGCCATGTCTTGATGTTGCCCTTGCCGTTCGTGATGCGGTTGATGTTCTCCAGCCCGGGCATCGGCACGCGTGTCTCGCGCCCATCAGGGGTGAACACCCGGTTGTTGTACACGAACGACCAGTCATCCTGCCAGCCCGCCTGTTGCGGCACCTTGATCGGAGTCCTGCTCTGGCTGTAGTCGCCCACACAGGCCCGCACATAGGCAAACAACTTCTTGTCGTAAGCAGAGTTCGTACTGACCACGTTGTGTGTGGCCAACCACTTGAGCGTCTCGTCTGCACTGACAACGGATTTCTGCGGGAAGTTCAGCGTCTGCACGCCCGAGGGTCGGAGCGCGGCCATGTGCACCAAGTGCTCATCGTTCTGGTTCAGGATGTCAACGACAAACAGATCGTAGGGAAGAAGCTGCACCTGCTTCTTGACCTTCTTGCCGTCCTCGTCCTCCTCAGCCAGCGTCATGTACACGCCACCGTTCTCGCCGTACGAGAAGCCGCGTGGGGGTTCAGGCCGTGTAAGGGTCTCTCCCAAGTCATCGCCCTCGTCCGGGTCGTAGCTCTCCTCGTCGTTGAAGAAGTCCTCAGTGACCTCCGGGGGCGGCTCGAACTGCTTGAGGGGTATGACCTTGGCGGTGTTGTCCGTCTTGACCTCGCGGCCCAGTACCAGCGGGTTGGTGATCTTGCCCCAGTGCGGGCACTTCTCACACACGCCCGGGTTCTCCGAGTCCATCTTGATGCAGGGGTACGGGCCCTTGATCTCGGCCAGCTTCTGCCGCATCCTGTCTTCACTGTATGGATGTACAGCAGACAAGCTCACGGCGTGATCCTCACCGTCAGCGCAGACCTTCGCCCAAGACAGCAGCCCGCGCCATAGCGGCTCCATGCCGTCCTCTTGCCCGTGCTCCTTGTAGTACGCCAACTGCTTGCAGCCAGAGTCCTCGATCTTGGAGAACAGAGTCAGGCTGTTCTGCATCAACTTGACCTGACTTGCTGTAGCTACACGCTTGGGGCGCTGCCCAGCCAGTGCCGGAGCGGGGGTCGGCGCTCTTGTCACCAAGTGCATGTACAGCTTCTCAGAGAACTTGTCGAGTTCAAAGATGTCGCCCACCTGCCTGATGCGCACAGGGCGAGGGCTGCCGTACTTTGGCTTGGAGTTAAACGTCCCCGGCATACGCAGGATACGCGCAGCATCAGACGTGACCGAGTTGTCGATACGGAAATCAAACTGCTTGCACAGGCGCTTGAGGTCTTCGGCCAGCGGCTTCCAGATGTTTACAGGAATGTCTTGCTGCAAAGGCCAGTACGCGTGAAGCCCGCCGCCTGAGTCGACGATGGTGGGTATCCCAAGCTCAGCCAGCCCCGTGGCGTTGATGAAGTCAGACAGCGCTGTGGCTGCCGCCTTCTTGGACTCGTACCCGTCAAGGTCAACAAAGAACGACCGCATGAACTGCGCATCATCTGCGTCGCGCTTGGTGCCGAACGTGGCTACAGCGAAGTAACAGTTGTACTGCTTACGCCCCCACTCCTCAAGTTTGGCTGCTATCTCATCGGTTGTGTCTCCATAAAAGTGCTCTTTTTTACTTGTAAGTTCTACCGCGCAGTACCGCCCTGATCCTGCAGACGGCAAAACCACCGCTAAAAATTCAGCGGGTGTCATGGTTTCACCTCAGATCAGTAGCGTCGGTTTGTGTCGTTGTGATTCAGCAGGTCGAGCAGCTTGCTCAAGCGTTCGCACAACTCCTTGACCAACGGGTCGGCGCCTTGCATGTACGCTTGCCTCAGCAATTCCTCGTCTGTCATGTTTCGATATTGAACGCTTTGCATGTCTTTCTCCAAGCCTCGTCGGCTGTGCTTGATGTCTTTAGGATTTTGAGCAGTGCCTCAACCGTGGGTCGGTACGCCCAGAGGACTTCGCCGCCGTTGAACCAGTTGTACACGGTCTGGCGTGTGGCTGAGGTGGCCTCAGCGATCTTCGTAACGGGGAAATCCAAATGGATTGCCCAGCGCCCGAGCTGGTTGCCCAGCGTCTTTGGCGCCTTCGTCACGTCAGCAATGACTTTGTCAGAATAAGGCATGGTATTGGCGGGGGTACTCGCTGCACTGAGGCTCGGTGCCTATGGGACGTATCCGCAGCATCTGCTTTCCCCCCAGAACTCCTTACTAGATGGTGTGCATCTCGGCTTTTGCTTTGCCGTATGCCGCTGTTGCTTCTTCGACAGTGTCGTACGCGCCGAGCCACACACGCTTACCATCGACACCAATCTGCGCAACGAACTTTCCGTTCATCTCGCAGACGCCCAACACACCCGTCTTATTGTTCCGCATCGCCTTGGCGCGGTTCCAGCCGTTTTCGGCAACAGACACATCACGTAAATTCATGATGCGGTTGTCGCTGGGGCAGCCGTTGATATGGTCGATCTCCGCCGTAGGCCACATGCCGTACGTCAGCAACCACGCAAGGCGGTGTGCCTTGAACTCGTAGCCAAGCAGACGCACGCGCACATAGCCCTTGGTGTCTAGCCGCCCTGTTACTGCGCCCGCTTTGCGCTTGTGGCCGTTCACCTTGTGAGTGAAAAGCCCGGTCTGCGGGTCGTAGCTAAGAAGTGCGGCAACTTCTTCACGGGACACGTTGGTGTTGTACTGTTTCATGATTTTGTAGTACTAAGGCTCTATTCATCGTCCCAATCGTCGACCATCGCAGCCAAGTCTTTCTTGGCAGGCACAGCAGAGGGCTTCTTCTCCTCTTTGCGCACGACAGGCTCCTCGGTCTCGACCTCAGCAGCAGGCTCCTCAGCCTTGGCCTTGGCTTTGGCCTTCGCCTTGGGTGCGGGTGCTGGCGGCTCGTCGTCCTCCTCAACAGCAGGCTTGGCGGGCTTGGCTGGGCGCTTGCCCTCAATGACTTCCTCGATGGGCTTGCTCACCACGTTGTCCATCTTTGCCACGGTCATGGTGACAGCACGCTTGGCGTCAGCCGACTCGCCTTGCTTGACCACGATGGGGTACTCGTCGTCTGTCAGCCAGCGCATAGGCTTGAAGAACAGCTTGGGGCTTTCCGACTTGGTATCGAACTTCATGCGGGTCACAACCTCAGACGGGTCCATGTCCTGCGCAGCCATCCAGCGGGCATACGCTTGCAGCGCACGGTTGTCGCCTTCTTCCTTGCCGAAGATAGAGGTGGCAGGCAGCGCAAGCTGCATGACGTGACCCTCGATGTCGTTGGCCAACACCACAGCAAGACGTTGCTGATAGCGGCAGGCGCGGCTGTTGCCGTTGCCAGAGCCTTGAATGTTCTGCGGGCAGGCGTCGCAGGTGTCGCTCTGCTTGTTCTCAGCGTCAGCGCTTGGGGTCTTGCCGTCAGGCGACCAGCAGTCAGGTGCTGCAGGGGTGTCCGCATCGTACTTCTTCATGTAGAAGGTACGCGAGACTGTGGGCGCGGCGTTGACGATCACCACATCCAGATACCGCTCGTCGATGGCAGCGATCTCTTTGCCTTCAGCGATCAGACGGAACACGCCACCTTTGATGCTGATGCGCTTGCCGCCACCACCTGCGCCGCCTGCGAGGGCTTTACCGATGGCGCCGGGGCCTTGCCGGTTCTTGGCGAATGCGGGCATGTTGCCCGGGTTAAATACTGCTACGTTGCTCATGTTTTCTCCTTACGAAGGTTTGCGAACACTGACCGCGTACTCGGTGAATGAGTTGAGGCCAGCAGGAACTTTGCCGGGGTTTTCTTCAAGGAAGGTGGCCATGTTGGTCTGTGCGATGCGCTTCTCCAGCAACTCCAGAGCATCGTTTTCCTTGATGAACTCTTTGAACGCGTCCCAGTCATCTGTGTTGTAACGCGTCTTTGTCGACAGCGAGATGGTCCCGCCGTCTGTACGGACAGACTTCACGCCGAGGCGCAACATCTCATCCTTAATCGCTGTCTTGACGGTGTCTTGCTGCGCCTTGATGGCAGCGACAGCGGTGTCGTAGTCTTGCGTGAGTTTCTGTACCTCCGCAGACATCTTCCGATAGACCTTGGCAAGTTTGTCCAAGGGCACGCCAACAGGTGCAGGCGCGGCTTGCGTGGTTTCTGACATAGCTTCTCCTTGTGTTTTTATGTCTAGGGTTTGACATCATACATGGGTTTTTTGCGAGCGCAACACCTCCTTCACAAATTTTTTATTTCGTTGTTAAACATGCTTACCAGCAACGAGTTGTCGTCAACTTTGTTGCCCATAGCGTTGAATAGTTTCTTCTCAAGCGGGCTTGATTGGATGTGGACAACTGTGACTTTGTCACTGTTCTGCCCCTTGCGATCTGCGCGTGCGATGCACTGCACGTACTGCTCAACGCTCATGAGCGGGCCGAAGAACACCACGGTGTCGGCAGCAGTTAGGGTAATCCCGTGCGCCGTTGCTTGTGGCTGCATCACCAAAATCTTAACCTTGTCAGTTGTCTGAAAGTCATTGATGATCTGCGCTCGTTTGCTGGCCGTTACGCCGCCGTGAATCTCTGCGCAGCCAATGCCGTTGGCAGTCAGGTGTCGCATGATGGTGTCGATGCTGGAGCGGAACAACGCGAACACGATCACCTTGCGGTCTGTCTCCTCAAGCACCTCATCGAGCACATGCAGGCGCGGCTTGGCGTCGAACTCCACCACCTCCTTGTCGTCCGTGTACGCAGCACCGCAACTTATCTGCAGCAACTTGTTGACAACAACGCCAGCGTTGACCGCAGTGATGACCTCGCCAGCAGCGCGTATGAGCATCTGCTCTTTGAGCAGCTTGTAGTATTTGTTCTGCTGAGGCGTCATCTCCACCTCACGCGTCACCGTGATGACCGGGGGCAGGTCAAGACACTGCTGCTTTGTGTACCGGATTGCGGGCTGCAGCGCCTCGAACACCGTCTCCCTTGCATTGCCCTTGGGCGCCCACTTGAACATGCTGAGCTTGTTCATGACCTTGTCGCGCCACGCTGTCTGGAACTTGGGCACACCACCGGGGTTGACCAGCTTGGCAAGACCGTATGCGTCCACAGGCGACTGCGATGCAGGCGTGCCCGTCATCATCCACAGGTACGTGTCAGGCTTGACGATAGATGCCAGCGCCTTCCACCGCCGCGTACTGGGGTTCTTGTACGCGTTGGCTTCGTCAACGATGACCAGATCGAAGCGCCCATCGGCGTTGATCTCACTGGCTATCAGATTGAGCCCTTCATAGTTGGAGATGACGATCTCGTAGTCAGACTGGATCATCTCTATGCGCCGCGCTGCTTGAGGATGGTGGGCGATGATGGCTGAGCGATGGATGATCGAGTTGTTGATGTCCTGCATCCACGCCGACTGCATGATCGACAGTGGGCACAGGATGAGCACACGGCGCACCTCTTGGCGTTGCATCAAGTAGTCTGCTGCCCACAGTGCCGACAACGTCTTGCCCGTACCGGGGTCGTTAAAGCAGAACGCTCGACGGTGCAGCGTCAGGAACGCTGCGGTCTCCACCTGATGCTTCATGGGCTTGTAGCGCCCGGGCCAGTCGTAGCGCCGTGTGATGGGCGAGGGTACATCTTTGACGCCGAGGTTTTTGAGCACCCGCGCCTCGTCAAGACCCCAGTACACCGCCACGTCGAACCCGCCTGCTGGGTTGGGGAACACCTTGTGCTTGGGGATGATGCTGTACTTGCTCGGGTCGCGTGTGCGAAAGAGCAGCGCTTTGTTCTCAACTATCTGCATGGTCCTCTTTCTTCAGCACGTAGTAGTACTCATCCGTCAACGTGTCAAAACGCTTGTTAACTTCACTGCGCACGAGGCGCCTGTTGTTTAGCTCGTGCAGCACATCCATAAAGTCATCTTCGGCTGCGTACGCGGCATAGATTGTTTCAGCAGGCACAGCCCGTTGGCCCCACCGCACTACCCACAAGTCTTGCAGCGTCTTTGTAGGCACGTCTCGTAGCTGCGTCCTAACTGCACCGGGTTCACGCAACAAAGATTTGTACGCTTTGTCGTAAGTTATCCCAAACATTTCTTCCAATCCCGGCAGCAGCTCCTGCAAAAGCTGCGCTCTTGATATAGCCATCTTGCTTCTCCTTATATTGGTTTTCTACAAACGTACCGCGCTCTGTCTGTCAGGTAGTGCGTCTCTACCTCGCCAAGCGCCTTGAGCCTGACGTATACGTGGTGCCAGAACCCATCATCCTGCAACTCAGTAATATCAATCCAGTCGTTGCTGAACTTTGTCACCCACAGATCGACAAGCCGAGCCACAGGCAGTGCAAACGCGTCGCTCTCCAATGCTTCACTGCGCAGGGTTGGGTCTATGGGTGCCACCACACGACCTCCAAAGGGGCCCCCACTACTTACGATGTTTCCGTACAGCGGCAAACTACTTGACGCTACCGTCAGACCTCCTTGGATAGCTCCGATTTGCTGATGCTGATTTGACGCGGAGATTACTGCGCGTTGTTGATCCGCCTTTTGATAGGGGCTGTTTGTGGTCGACATCTTTTCCATCTCCTTTTTGAACTAATCCTTCGCGCATCAACATGCGCCTTGCTTTGTTTGCTTGGGCACGGGCCTTCTTGGCTTTCTCCGTGCGCTGATACGGCTCGTACGAGGGGCGTTTACCGGGGGCGTAAGGCATGATGACTCCTATCTTGCTTGGTGGGCTTTTGAAAGCGCCTGTAGTCCGTCGACTACGCGCATGGGTTGAGTTTTGTCTGACTTGATGCGCATGACATCGTATGCCAAGCGCAACGCTAAAACTGTGGCGCATTCGGGGTGCAGCCAGATTGTTGCGTACCCTTCTACGTAATCGTCTATTTTTGGTATGCGCGGGTCTTTTATCTGTGACAGTTGGCCGTGGCCAGAATGCTCGATGCCGTGCTGATCTTCACGAATTTCTTGATAGCAAATGTGACAAAAACAAGGGTTCATCATGAAATCGTTAGGCTTATGCAGCGCCATTTACTTCTCCTTAGTGTTTTGGGTTGTGTTCGCACGTCTTGACGGGACACCAGCCGCACAGCGGCGACTGCATTGGTTTCCACACGTCGTTGGTAAAGCACGCCTGCAGCTTGGCGTAGCGTTGTCGGTAGTCCCACCAGTTCTTTTCGATCTGCTCGTGCGTCATTGACATCTTGACCATGCTGTTCTTGACGATGAAAAGCAGCGCACTGTTGACCTTGCGGATGTGTGGGAAGTGCGCGAACACCATGAGTGACATGAGCACTAACTGATCTTGGTCCGGGTACCTGTTGTTGCCCGTCTTGTAGTCGCCCACCCATGCCGTCAGGTTCTCATCGTCCACAATCAAGATGTCAGCAATGCCGCGCACCCAGACGGCAGGGTCTCGCCAGCCGCACGGTTCAAGCGCTTCTGTCAGCGCCATCTCGTACTCGGCCAGCTTGCGCCCCGACTTCTTTATCAGCGCATCTGCGACAGGTTGGAACTGCGCATACTCTGGCGCCAACGGCTTGCCATCTCTGACGTACAGCTCAAGCGCTTCGTGCACTTGGTTGCCATAACGCGTTGCCTCCGTCTCGGTGAACGGGTAGTTTTTGAGTACCTTAACCTCGTGGTACCGCCGCTGGCAGCCCTCGAAATCTTTAAGGCTGCTGTGTGACCAAGCTTGTTTTTTCATGTGCGGTTTGAGTAGTGCGGTTTTAAGTCAAGGAACATATCCCAGGCTGCGTGCAAACAGGGCTTGTTTTCTTCGTCTGCAACAAGAAATTCGTACCCCTCTGGTGTGCGCAAGTACGGTGTTTGCATGGAACCGGCGCCACGCCAGCGGCGTACATAGTGGAGCTCCCACCCGGAAAGGTCAATGAGTTGTCGTATGGTGTCATCGCTGGGGTACTCAGTGGCTTGCCCTGATTTACGGATTGGCATGGTAGGCCCTCTGATACGTCAAGAAGTACTCACCCGCATCGCGCAATGACATAAAGCAGGCGTACGGTGAAAAGTCGTCTGGTCTTTTTGTAGGCGGTCGGACAAGCCACTCGTCTTGTTCTTGGTCATACCGTACATCCCAGCCCGCAAACGCCAGCAGGGCCATGATGGCATCATCGCTGAGCGCATGCTCTTCAGAACCTTGCTGAGTCGATGGCATCGGACAACCTGTTGGCAAACGCATTGACGAACCGCTCGTCATCGGTCAGCTTGGAGCCCATGTCTTGCAGCACGCCGTGGACGATCTCATGCCAGAACGTGTTGCGTATCTCCACATGCGGGTACGGGCGCCCCGATGCTTGCTGAGTGGCCACCTCGATGGTCTTGCGGCTGTAGCTGATACGCCCCATCACATCGCTTTCGATCCTGTCACGCAGCACTACTTTGTACTGCGTGCGTCCGATCCTGATTTTGCTCGGTAGTGGTTGCTTCTTCATCGCTTCTCCTTTTCTTGCATGTGTTTTATGGATATGTGCGTTATACGTGCCTCCACGATCAACGCCATCACTTTCTCCTGCGCCAGCTCGAAGTCTCGATCCAGGCAAGCGTTGTGAACTTCTTTTGCCAGCTTCTCGACCGCCATCAGCGGTCCTGCATAGTCGATGTGTACTGTCGCGGTCATGTTCAGTTCTTTGCCAATCCGTAGCGCCTGTGCGCCCCAACTTCAGCGTTCAGAGGTATACCCGGCATGTAGCCCGGCACGGTCACCATTTGCTCCCATACCCACTGTTTCGCCTCTTTCACCTCATCGTCCGGCACCACAACGATTTGTTCGTCGTGCACGGTGCCAGCCACAAAGTACTTCTTTGCGGTTCTCAGCATTCCATCCGTCATCACAACACGCGCAGTGCCCTGCACAATGTTGTTGGTGATCTTGCCTGCGTACAGCTTCGTGGGCTTGACCCCCGGCTCGCCATACACCCAGTTTTTCTCACCCGTTTCTTTGTCTTTTTCCTGCCGCAAATTGGGATATCTGATCGACATGCCGCTCGGCAGCACGATCTCCTCCTTGCGGAAGGTAACGCATTTATACACAACTTCTTCCCCGTCCACAAGCGAGCGCGAGAGCAGTTGCGAGCACATCTCCCAGAAAGAAGTTACAGGCCAAGCTGTTGCTCTATAGATGTCGATGATGCGCTTAGCTGCCACGCAGTGGATGAGCAGTTCTTGGTCCGTGCAGGTGTGTGGAATCTCGGCAAACTTGCGCACGTTCTCCTTGTTGCTGATGAACGCCTCGATGTAGTCCCGGTTGATGCCCAGCTTCTTGGCAAACTCTTTGTCGTAGCGCACAGGCGGGGCGCCCAGGAACCCGACCAGAAGCTGAGAGGCGAAGCTCGCCCACCCCAGGCCATACCCGCACCCCAGCAACGCGCTCTTGGCCGACTGCCGCAGGTCCGGGTGACTCTCCTTGGTCATGCCAGGAATGTTAAACATTTGACTACCGAACTGTGCGTAGGCGTCCTGCCCGGAGCGGAAGATATCCAGCAGTTCCTCATAGTCAGCGAACCAAGCCAGCACCCGGGGCTCGATCTGGGACAGGTCGCCCACCACCAACTGGTGCCCCTCCGGGGCCATGATCGCCTTGCGCAGGAAGCTGCCGCGCTTGAGGTTCTGCATGTTGATGGCCGAGCCCTTGGACGCCGTCCATCGCCCGGACAGGGCGCCGTAGTAAGACAGGGGCACCGGCAGGGGGCCGCGCTGGGAGATGTCCAGAAACCGCTGCGCCCGGGTGCGCTCGGTGGTCGACTTGACCTTGAGCCTTGCCTCGCACAGAGCCCGCACGTCTTCGTTGTCCCCGTTGAGCAGGGCTTGAAACAGGGCGTCGTTTTTGGCCAGCGCCAGCGTCTCCTTGCCCGTGGTCTTGCTGATCTTGGTGGGGGCCTTGACCCCCATCTCCTCAAGCAGTTGGGCAAAGCGTTGGTTGGACGCGAGCTCAGACTCCTCGATGCCCAGCTTGGCCAGCAGCCCCTCGCGGTGGTTGCCTTCCTCCGTGAGCGCCTCGATCAACATCTTGCGGTCAAGCTGCAGCACCGGGCGGGTGTACATCTTGAGGGTCATGTCGATGAGCCGAAGCTCTTTCTTGGGGTAGCCTTCCACAAGGCGTTCGAAAATCCGCTCGCATAGATATACGTCGTGTTTGCAATAGTCTGCAAGCTCAGATTCCAACTCTGGGTCCAGCTCGGCCACACCATCTGTACTGTGTACGGCTCGCCCTTTTTCGGGAAGACCAAAATCTGCTGCAAGTTTGGCAAGACTGTTGCCAACCTCCACGCCACGTAAAGCTCGTGCCATTGATAGGGTGTCGAAGATGAACGCGGGCCGTATCCCGTAGCGCCACTCAAGGATCGAAACGTCGAACTGTGCGTTATGGGCGAGGACGGCTGTTTGGCTCCAGTCGTAAGTCCCCAAGATTCGAGGAAGCTCATCTCCTCGATACCACTGTACAACGGTATCGCTTCCAAACTCGTGGATGCAGGCTCCGAATGCCTTAAAGCGTTTGTCACGTATGTACTCCTCTGTGGTCATCTTCGACAGCGTGTAGTCCTTGCTCGACCACAGCGTCTCAAAGTCGATGCTGACAATGCGTTTGTAGGGGGCACTCAATTAAATTTCTCCTTTGGTGGTGCGTCTTTGGTGTTGAGGTATCCGATGAAGTCGTTGGCAGCAAGCAGCATGTTGCCTGCCTCCATAGTTGTGCAGTTCATTGTCAGGAAGTTCTCGATGCCTTCGTCTGCGGTGCCGAATATGAGCACGGCGCAGTGCTTGCCGCCCTCTTCGTAGCAGCGCACAAGCTCGTAGATCAAGGCTTTCAAGTGCTCGCGCTGCTCCAGGTTCATCTGCTCTACGCGGCGCTCTACTTCTTTGGTGTTTTCATCCATGACAGGGCCTCCTTCAAGGTGTGGATGTTGGTCTCGTTGATGACGAGCGCCGTGCCTGCGGCCTCGCGTATACGCTCGATGTGTGACTCTTGCAAAGCTGTCGGCTTATTGTTACCGGCCTTGGCTTCGATGGCAACGAAGTGACCACCGATACAGATGAGAAAGTCAGGCACGCCCGAGTTCCCGTAGCCGCTGCCAATCGGCATGGCGTAGTACGCCCCGACCTCGTCGAGGATTTTGCGGATTTGCTTTTTTACTTTTGCTTCTGGCGTTTGTGCCATAGCGGCTTCTCCTTGTGTATTGGGTGAGGGGGGAAAGTAGATTCCACGCCCCCTCTGTTCGTGGTGGGAGAATTGGGTATGGGCGTTCTCATTTGATCTGCGTACCCATACCTCTTGAGCTGTTCACATCTACTAGGATTCCAGCCCAAGCAATCATCAAACGCAGATCATGAGTTCAGTACGGCGCAGGCTCGGCGTTGGCCAGTTGCTGCGCTTTGAAGTTCTTGTGCGCCCGCTCAAGGATGCGCGGGTCTACGCGTGTGAATGGCCACCACGCTTTAAGTTCCTGCTGGCTTAGCACGCTTGCGTTTAGGTCTTGGCTCAGTGATTGGGACTTCTTTTGTGTTGAAGCTGTGATCGTTGAAGCAATGTCTTCGTCTGATTGGTGTTCCATTGTCATCCTTGGTATGTTTGACTTCAGTTGGTGCTTTGCACAGGGGGCACTTCATTCTTTTCCTTCAGCTTGTCCACGGCATACGCCATCACTTGCTCAAATGTCCAGCGGTTGCCGGGTTCGATCTCATTGACTGTGCTGTAAATCTTCTGAACCAGCGCCCATAGATCGTCACGTTGTCGCAATGTACAGGCAGGTCGCTGGCAGTGGTAGCTGCACGAGTGGATGTCTTCGTAAGTCATTTCCACCCTCCCCAATCGTCGAAGAGCATCCCATCGGGCTTGATCTCATCAAGCACCTTGTCCACCGCTTCCAGCGCCCGTCTTGTCTTGACCTCATCAATCGGGAAGGGCAGCGTTGCCATGTGCAAAGCGTCCTGCGCCATCTTGAGTGTCTCGATAAGTTTGTCTTTCGTCATTGAGTTTGTCCCAGTGTGTTCCATAGATGTCCTCCGTCATAGCGTAATAAAAAAGCGCCAGCCACATTGCTCGTTGGTTCCCAAGCCTGTGGTGTGTTTTGGCAATGTGCAGATAGTTCTCCTGTATCCGGTCGATGTACTCATGCCGCGCTTCGTTGACGTACGGGGCGCTCATGTGTTCCCCCTTGCTCGGATGGCGTCTGAGCACTCAAGCGCCGCTTCTCTGGTCACCCATTGCTGTCCAGCCAAGGATTCACAAACCTTCGCACACGCCTCGCGCTCGGCTGCGGCTCCGGCCTCGTACCCCTCCTGCCATGCCATTGAGGACTGTGGTGGGTGATTGGCAAGCACAAGGGCGGCGAAGCGTTCAATCTCGGTAGCCCCCCAACGGTTCGGCTCTGTCCAGCCATCGCCGCTTCGCAGCAGCCCAGCCTCTCGCGCCATCTTGATGATGTCATCTTTCATGTGTTCTCCTTTACTTCCACAAAATGCAGGCCAGTCTGTTTGAGTGCGGAAACATTTCTTCACACTGCCAATTGCGTACAGCAAAACCAACCACTGCCAAGACACAAAAGACCACAACCAATTTCCATGCGTTCATGTGTTCTTCTCCTTGAGTTTGGCTTCGATGGCTCGGGCAAAGCCTTGCGAACTGATGTATCTCTCGCCGTTGCGCTTCAAAGCAGTGATCTCCTCATCCGTCAGCCCGACCCACTCACGCTTGTAAATCTCAGCTTCCGAGATTACCTGCTCGACCAACTTGTGCTTGTTCAAGTCCCACCAGATTTTTGTCAGGTGTGTTGTCATTTGCTTTCTCCTGTTGCTTTGGCAATAGCAGCACGGGCCTTGTCCCGCAGGGGCAGGTATTTGAATGGGTGCAGTGGGTTGTACGACCAATCCATGCCGCCCCAAATGCGGGCACTTTCAAGCCCGTATGCAACATCACTCAACGCACTTAGCAGCGCCTTGTTTTCTTCGTGCAACCGGCGCAGTTCGGCGGCGGCTTGCTCAATGTCTTGCTGGTGGGCATCGCCTGTCGCGTATAGGTCAAGTCGATCAGCCAGACGCAGGGCTTCTGGTTGTTGTGTCATGTGTTCTCCTTAATGCCGTGGGCGGCTTCGACATTCCTGCAAGCAACAATCGGGTCGTTGTTTGCGTCATAGATGCACTTTTCAATCTCTCGCAACTTCAGCGGCTTGCGCTGTGCTGGTGGGGATGCGTAGAGTTGGGTTCCCACTGGAATAGCGTCAACTTCGTCTTGAAAGTAGTCAATGTCGTGTTTTTCCGATGCTCCGTAACACACCCATGCCACAGGCTCCTGCTCTGGCTGCGCCAGCCTCTCGCGCAGGGCGGTGATGGCTTCGCTGTGTCCATCCAAGTCTTTGTTTGAGTTTGAATATGGATGTGCTTTTATCAGCGCCTCCAGCGCCTGCTGCATCAGTTCGCGGTCAGTCACGGCTTGCCCCTCAAGTCATACAGAGGCACAGGGTTGTAAACGTCATCAGGCCGGCGCGAGCGGAAGAACTTCAGACCCAGCGCATTCGTGGCGATGTACGCGACAGGCTCGCGCTGCGGCTCCTGCTTCATCTTCTCCATCAGCGCGTGCGCGAAACCCAGCACCTCGTAGTGCTGGCGCCAGAGCTTCATGATCTCGTCGTCAGTCATGGCTCAATGCCTCCTTCTGCTGCTTAACGATGTTGCTCGCGGTGCGCATACCGCACAGCCAGCCGGCAATGGCCCCCTGCTCTGCCGCGCGCTCAATGATCTGGCGCAAGTCAGCAGAGGTCAGGACTCCGAGCGCGCTTGAGCGCGGGGCCATCTCAGTGGCGATCTGCTCGACGATCTCTTGGAGTTGCTGACCCTTCATCAGATCACCCCAAACAGCATACAGGTCAGCAGACCCACGGCGATGCTGCCGCTGATTGCGAGGATCACCTTGTCGCACAGCGGCAGAGGCTCAACCTCCTCGTAGATGTGGCCCCTCTCGTATGGGCCGAAAGCCTGTTCAAGTGTGCGCGGGTGGCGGCGGGTGGTGTTCATTTAAGTATCTCCTTGGTTGTTGCTGATAACTGGATCATAGATCTTTTGACGACCCTGTCAACTCCCCTACACTTTACTCAACTATTCCGAGCAGGATAATCAACCGTGAGGCGCGGGTTTTTGAGTTTCTCACGCCTCGCGCTGCGGCGTCTCCCCGCAGTTGCCATGCTTCGGGGCGGGGTTGTACCTCGCCCCCTTTTTGCCCTGCCATTTGACTGATAAGTCATGCTGGCCTTACAATTCTAGGCATGAATACCCTCGCCCAGCAAGCACTTTCTGAGATCAAGGCCAAAGCTGCCGCTGCCGGCTTCAAAATGAGCGACGTCTGCCGCGTAGCGGAAATCGATCAGTCGCAGGTCAGCCGCTGGGCCAATGGCGTCACGGAGCCGCTTTACAGCGCCGTCAGGCGTCTGGAGCAGGCAGTCGATGCCTTGGTGGCTGCACGCCTTCAAAAGCTCTCAGAGTCCCAGGAAAAGGCCGAGCAGGCGTGAGAACCCTGGGCATCGACATCGGCCTCAATGGCGCCATCGCGGTGGTCGAGGGAGATCGCCTGATCGATGTCCACGATATGCCGACCTTCACGGTGGAGCGCAACAACAAGAATAAGCGCATGGTCAACG